AAATAAATTAAGGCCCCTCCACCAGCGCGACCAAAAATCCAAATCATATCTTATAAGGTTGACAACTCAAACATGCCATCTATGATACAGGAATGAAAACCACACCATGGATCGCATCTATACTCCCAGTGCCAAATGCACATAAGGGACAGCCCGTAAGCTTTATTAAACGAACAGACGGAAAAGATTTTCACATCGGGGTGATCTTCCCATTAGATATGCCCACTGAGAAGCTGTGTGTGCTCGTAGAGGCGTTGCGTGAGGCTCTTGACGATGGCTCCATAATTCCAGGTAAGGAGTTCTCACTGAGCGATGAGTTGACTTTCCCCTATAACGTTGGTCACCAAACATCTATTGACACCAACCAAAGTCCGATACCATAATGCCATGGCCCTATCACCAACACCCCTTACCATGTGCGATTAATGGACTTGATACCTATCCAAGCTGAGGTAACCGCTTATGCACCTAACAGTGCTATATGCCAGACGACCAACATAACGTTCAATGGAACTAGCACGGATGAGCGGCCATATGGATTGGCATGCGATCGTAAGATTTCTATTGGAACGATCATCTATATCCCGGCAGGGATTGACGTGCTAGACAAAGCCAGGGCATTTGACCGGGCGTTCATTGTTGACGATCGGGGAGGTGCGTTGGATACCAAAGCCAAGCTCCATCCTGATCGCATCCACCTCGATCTCAGAGTGAAGGACGTAGAGTACGCCAAAGCCTTCGGCCGTAGGATCATCACCGTTTACATTGACGCTAAGGATGCACACCATGCAACGCGGTAAATGCATAAAGCCTGACCCGAAGCCACCCAAGAAGCCAGTTGCACTTTCTTGGGAAGATCTACCCAATATCTCTTTCAATGCGTCTACAATCGCTCATGTACGACTCGAGCATATTCGTCATTTAATTCCTCCGCCTTCACAATTACGTTCCTTACTTATGACGGTCTAATCATGCCACAACCTCGACTCTATCCTGACGGCGTATGCCTTAACCTTCAGGTGTCATGCCCCTCTGATCTGAAGGACGACATACAAACCTTAGCTAATGCACAGCGCGTTTCCGTAGGTGTGTTCCTCGTTCCCTTCCTCAGGGAGATTGTGGCCAATGCATATCGACCTAAGGACGAAGGTGCGTCATGAGTTCTATCCCCACTTGGCCAGAGGCGCCCAACTCACGGCAGTTACCCGCCTTCGTCGATTGGGTGAGAGCCCATCCCGACTGTGTTAAGACCATCACTCCCGGCATAGCTAACATGCTACCGCCGCTCGCCATTGAGGCGCTCTGCAATCGGCATCAGCATCTGCTCAAACAGTTCCCTGAAGAAGTGCAGGCCATCATCCGTGCGCGTAAGGAAGGGCGGTCTACGTCGACTACCGTGCTGACGCCGGTACGGTTCACGTCCATTAGCAAGCGGATGGAAGAGATCGAAGACATCCGTGCCAAGATCCCGGTAGAGGCTTGCCTCGCCATGCTTCTAGCCGGAGCCTCCACTGGCGAAATGGATGGATGCATCCTGCAAGCAAAGGAGCGTATCGACATTCTCAAGTACCTCGTGAACCGCGTCATTCCCGAGGCGAAGAGCATTGATACGATCGAGCGTGGCGTCAACCTCGACCGAGTCAGACGTTCAGCTAAAGAGATGACCAAAGGCGAACTGTCCAAACTTTCCCAACAAGAACTCCTTGCCCTCATAGAAGATGATGAGCCAACATGACCAATCCAAGTATTGATGCTGCCGCTAATGATGCGGTGAATCACCCCTCCCATTACACAAAGCATCCAAGCGGAATTGAATGCATTCAAATCACTGAACACATGAGTTTCAATCTCGGTAACGCGGTCAAATACATTTGGCGTGCTGATCTTAAAGGTAATACCATTGAAGATCTACGTAAAGCCCAATGGTACATCGACCGTGAATTGGCAAAGCGTCAAAATGAACAACCTACTTGCCGAGTGGAAACGCCGAGACCAAATAGACTTTATCCACGGAGTTGGAACATTCCGCCATCGTAATGCTGTCGAATGCAAGAACAGTCCAGTCATTGACATTGCAACCATGACCAGTGATCCAGTCATCATTCGACAGTGTGCATTCATCGCCACCCACCAACCTTGGTTTAACTACAATCATGAAGAGTGACCCAATCCATCAAATGTTTCTCGCGCAGTACCAACTGTTCGATATTCAAACACAAACCGCACATGCGTTCTTGGACTCCAAGCACGTAGTACGTACGGACTCTCAACGACAGCCATACACCCTAGCTCAACGCATCGCAAAGATGGTTGGCGATCTTCCAGCAGAAGCAGTTCAGCAAGAAACAGAATCGCGTGAAGACGAGGTGATCACTCCATTCAATCATTCTCCGAACACGTATAATGGATTTAACTTCAGTGATAGTTGATCCAGTACGTCGTGAATTAGCGAGACGTGAATTAGCACGGCGTGATTTCCGCACGTTCGTGCAGTTCGTCATGGGGCCGACGTATAAAGAATGTGCTTTCACCATCAAGCTATGCGCTATCGTACAGCAGTTCGTTGAAGACATCGAAGCTGGACTTGGACCACAGTTAATTCTTACTACGGCCCCAAGACATGGTAAAACTCAGCACGTCACGCGCATGCTGCCAGCGTGGTTTCTTGGAAGAAACCCAACCAAAGAGTTTATCTCTGTCACGCACTCGCAGACACTCGCTGACTTAAATGGTGGCGACGTTCGTGAGGTATTGAACTCATCTTCATACAAGGACTTATTCAAAGTCGAAGTGGATCGTTCATTTAACTCAAAGGATTTTGTCAAGTTGGTAGGAGGTAAGAATTCGTTTACCAGTACATCCGTCGAAGCAGGGCTTCCCGGTAGGGGAGCGGATGCGTTTGTCATTGATGACGTCCACAAAGGAACCGAAGACGCGGACTCTAAAACGATACGCGATAAGATACGCGGCTGGTGGTCCGGCACAGCGAGCAATCGTATCATGGCCGGTGGTGGCGTGCTTATCACCTGTACCCGCTGGCACGTTGATGATCTTATCGGTACGCTGCTTGACGGCGAGCAATCGCACAACTGGACGGTGCACGAGTTTCCCGCTGTGGTTGACGAAGAGAAAAAGATCGCACTGCATCCGATCCTGGTGCCGTGGGATACGCTCATGCAGCGCAAGGCCAACGCCTCGCCACGGCATTGGGCCGCGTTGTACCTATGCAAACCGTACATTGAAACGGGCGCATTCTTCACGCAGGACATACTAAAATACTACGACGACCAAGCCCCCACCGCTCCGGCGCTGTTCAAGAAGCTGAACTGGATGCTGTCGGCTGACTATGCCACCTCCACGAAGACCTCGGCTGACCGCACATGCGTCTTAGCGGCGGGCATCTCGCACGATCGCGACATCTACATTCACCCTGGCATGATCTACGGGCAGCTTGATCCGCACACTGCGGTAAAGCGCACGGTAGCCTACGGCAAGTCAATGAAGACGTACGTGCTTGCCCATGAGAAAGGGGTTATCGCGAACACGCTTGAACCACTGTTTCAAATCGAAAGCGCCGCACAGAACCACTACTTCGCAACCGAACGTTACGCTCGTACCAATGGTAAGCACGAGGTTGCCAACGCCATTAAGGGCTTGATGCAAGCAGGTAAGGTGTACCTTCCCAAGTCGAAGCGGGCGCTCATTGAACCACTGCTTCTACGGTTTATGCCGGACTCCGATGGCGAAGATGATCTCATCGATGCCTTGGCGGGTGTCGGTATCACGATGAACAAGTTGGTACGGCCACCGCCTCCCGAACTTCCCACCTTGTCAGGAACAGAGAACATGCTACAGTTCAATTCGCGGATGTTCCGCGAAAAGCTCGAAGAGCAGAAACGCGAACGTGAAGGAACAACCGATGATCAGGATGAATGGTAATGCGTTTAATTATTCCTTGTTTGCTTGTCTGCTCGTTGTGCTCGTGCTTCAACTCACGTCATGCGCCATCGTCCCCAATGCCGGACCGATTCTCGGTCCACCAGTCGGAGGGGATAACGTTGACCACCTCACCGTTACCGTCGACCGACTCGCATTCCTCGCTGGACTTGCAGCAATTGCCATCGTTGCCGTTGGTATCTTCGTCAAAGAATACAGCACCGCAGTCATTGGAGGGGCCGCTCTTGCTGGCCTTGCTTTGGTTTTCTTGCTCCTGCCTGCTATTGCGGCTGTTGTCAAGTGGATTATTATCGCGGCAGTGGTCACGGCTGTCGGCGGTGTTGCGTGGCTGGCGTACTCACGTTGGAAAACTACCGTTGCTTTGCGGCTTACGGCATTGCATGGCGACCGCATGGAAGCAGCGGAGACTGCTAGCGATGTGGCTGTTGCTAAAACGATCTCCCATGCCGAGCAAGTACAGTTCGGTGTCGCAGGCCTCATCGAAAAAATACGCGGCTTACGCGACTAAACTCCTTCCCACTCTTCCGTTACAAGAACCCACCATGACTAACGATGCGTTTAAACCTCTTCTTGCTGAGTACATTCAGCTCCTTCGCGACAGCAACCAGCGCGAAAAGGCTGAGCAAACCGAAGCCATTATAGGTGAGTATTTCAATCCGACAGTTATCAACGCCATTTTCGAATCCGTTGTTTCCGATCCGGTAATCCAATCCGTACCTGAAACGGTTGTTGATGTTCCCGTGGAAGTAGTACCTGTAGAAGCTGTGCCTGCTGTCGACGTACCTGTTGTATAACAGGTAAGCGAACGCTTGCATTCATTGCAACGTCCTTAGTGTGGGCGTTGTCCGGGGTTCTATCCCTCGGCAACCCACACCAAAGCATCCCGCGAACATGCGGGAGAACCCAAGGACTATCCCATGCCTCAGCCAGCCATTCAAAATCCATTGTTTGCAACGCTTCTCGCGTTGCCAGCCGCCACTCCCGCCGCTTCGGTATCCGCACCGATTCGTCCCGGTTGGCGCCCTTACACCGAAAAGACTCGCGGCAAACGCCCGTCGACTCTCGTCTTCAATCGCGGTCTTTCTGGTGTCGTAGCTCCCACTACGTCTGCACCATTTGGCATTTTCGGTTGCGACGTTGCCTACGACAGTGCTTCGTTCGGCACCAACACTTCTGGTCAGGCATTGGCTGGCACCGATCCATTGGGTTCGTCACTCAATCTGTCCGCCTCTGCCGTTGCAGGTTGCTACGTTGACACCGTCCGTGTCAGTGGTGGCGCTGGTACCGGCGTCGGGTTCATCGCGATCCTGAATCCCGGTTTCGGTTATTTGGCTTCAGCTCCTCCGGCTGTTACGTTCACCGGCCTTGGCGCTGCTGCGGGTACCGCAGTGGTGTCGATCGATGGTCGTGTGGTCGGCATCACCATGACCAACATCGGTACGTTCGCGCCTACCGGCGTGATCTCGATCGCAGCCCCTGTCAACGGCACCACAGCAATCGCTGCGTTCTCCGCTGGTCAGGTCACCACGGTCAACACGCGCATTCCTTTCTCAGCACACGCGCCAACGACCCCCGGTGCTGCGTACTGGTTTGCTACGTGGAAGGATCGCATCATTGCTTGCAGCACTGGCTACTTGGCCACGGTTACTGCGAACATGGGTATCGATCCCGACCAGCATCTGCTTGGTATTAGCTCCGCTGGCTCGTACATCAACGCCGGGTTTACCGTGGCTTCCGCCACGCATCCTGACGGTACGCCTGCCATCGGTCAGTTGACCTTGGGTCTTGGCGTTCCGAATGGTGCGTTCATCATTGTGTACCGTGGTCTGATTCGTCAGGTCATCTCACCACAGGCATCTAATGGTCTTATCCGTATGCCGATCCGCACATTGGATCTGATGTGGATGGGCGGTAATGCCACCGCTGGTGTCGGCGAAACGTCGGTCATCACCTGTTCTTTGGAAGCCACCTCTGGTTGATCTAAAGTAGCGTCAAGACCCCGTCATCCTTCATTGGGTGGCGGGGTTTTGGCGTCATGGACGACAAGCAAGAATTGCCACCGCGCCCTACGGTCCCTTCCAAGGTGCGGGCGTTTGTCGATAAGTGGTGGGAAACTACGGCCAACTGTCCCGATCAAGATGCAGCAGTACGCGCTTCTCGGGAATGCTTAAAGACTTTATTTCCTGCCGAGTTCGATCGCACCGATCGGTATCGCGGTAGCGTTCCCACTGAACTACGTTCACGTAAAGATGATCGTCGTGTGCGCACGAATCTGATTTATCGGAACGTCTTGCAGACCGTTGCGATGACTGTTCCCGATGATCATGAAGTCAAGTGGGTGCCAACTGACCAAGTAAATCAAACGGAAGAATCGCCCATTGACATGGCAATAAACCGCCTATCGAAAACGATGAAGGCAGTTGTTGAGCAGTATGCCGACGAAACGAATTTTCAAGAAGTAGCTGAAGGTGCAGTCCAAGACGCCTGTCAGTACCGTCTCGCCATTATCAAGTGTACGTTCGATCGCGACTTCGTTGAAGACTCAATCCGTACGCACTCAGAGGGCAATGATAAACAAGAAAACATCGAAGACCTTCGTGTCCTCGTTGAGGACTACCGCCGTAACCGTTTCACTAAGGATGATTCCAAGTACCTTGAGATGACGGACCTGATGGAGTCGATTGGCATCGGTGACGAACTCGAATTGTGGAAAGGTTTGCGTACTGAACTCGTCGCAATCGATTGCTTCCGATTTGATCCCTGTATTCGTGGCTACGAACAAATTTATGATTCGTCGTGGATGGCACATGACGTGATGATGTCGCCTGAAGACATTCGTGCTAAGTTTCCCTTTAAACTAATTAAGGATGAAAATGGTGCGGATACAACGGACTGGACCGGCGTACATCCCGATGACTTGGGTACCGCTCAGCAGAACCAAAGGGGAGGCATGTCGTCTGCCCCTACCTATTACGGGAACACACTCGAAAAAGGAAAGGGCCCTTCGGCTCGGCCCGACTCGCCAGCGGAGATTGCGCGGCTGATGGTTCGCGAAGTGTGGACCAAGAAGCTCGGTCGTGTGTTCACGATGATCGATGGCATCCCGTATCCAGTTGCATCGTGGGTTCCTACGAAGACCCCGAAGCAATGGTACCCATTCCGCGTGTTGCGCATGAACCGCGTCACCGGACAAGTGTATGGCCACAGCGACGTTGAGTTGCAAATGGACATCCAGCATCGTATCAACCGTAAGCATTCCGATGAAGAGAAAGCCCGCTGGCTGTCATTGCCACGCGGCGTCTACAACACACAGGGTATCGACCAGCACGAAATGAATAAGATGCGGGATCACAATCCCGGCGAATGGAAGGGCTTGAACCTCGGCGCAGCCAAGTCCATTAAAGAAGTCATGGAGTTCCAGCAATTCCAATTCGATCCGGCATCGTTCGACACGACCAATGACAAGGTCGAATTGAATATGATGGCGGCTCAACCGTCACAGATGAGTGGGTCGACCGGCTCTGGTGACGCACGTTTCTCGTCGGAAGTTTCCGCAGCCATGCAGGGCGCCGCGATCTCCAGCAACGCACGCGGAACCACAATCCGCAAGTGGCTAGAAGGTACATACGAATTGTTCGCGGAGATCCTGCTACAAGAACTTGAACCTGAAGACGCGGCTGAAGTAGCTGGTCCAGGTGCGTTCTGGCCACACATCTATTCGCAAGCCGATGTTGACAAAGCCACGCAACAGATGGATCAAGATGTCGACATGGAAATGGCCCAACAGCAGCAGGCCGCTCAGCTCCAAGCGCAAGCAATGTCCACTGAAGCAATGCAGATGGGCATGCCGCCACCGCCACCGTTCATGCCAATGGATGACATGACGAAAGACACGGCACGTGCGACGGCTATTGCTCAAAAGAGCATGGAGCAATTCGGCTTCCCCGAACCCGTCAGCCGTGAAACGCTGTTCCGTCGCATGCATTGCAAGGTGACCGTCGCGCTCAATACGCAGGCCGATCGCGCACAGCGTATTCAATCCATGCAGACGCTTGGTGCGACGTTGCAAATGATGGCCCAAGCAGCGGGAACCATGTCACAGTCGCTTGCTGCAACGGGACAGGCTGTGGTGTTTAATCCAAAGCCACTTATCCGTGCTGCAAAGAACTTGTTCAATGCGGACGAAGAAGTCGAAGAGATGTTTCAACTTATCCCGTTGGCACCTCCTCCAATGGCGCCTATGCCGGGCGGACCACAAGCAGGCGGTCAGCCAGGACTTCCGCCGCCTGTCGCTGGTGCGAGTGCCCCGCAAGACAGCAAGTCTGACAAAACAAAAGCAGGACCGTTGGACGCGCCTATCAACTCTCCAAACTCGGCAGTGAACCCGGTCTAATCAACTGGGTGTTGATTTGTAAGTGAGCGTTTGTATACGTATCTTATATGCCAGACGAAACGGACGTAACACTGGGCTCGTCCACCAGTGAATCGCTTGACTCCACTACGGATTCAGGTGTTAGCTCGGCAGCTAACGACACGCAACTAGGTAACCAAACCACCGAAACGGCAGTTACGGATGGCGCGGAATCAAGCGGCGTTGGACCTCCTGATGATGCAACGGCGCAAAACGCAGTTGATTATCTAACGGGAAAGAAGTCTGAAAAAGCAACCAAGCCTGAAGCTAAGAAAGTCACTGATCCAGCGGTACCTCCTAAAGAGGAATCGAAATCTGAGGTCAAAGATGACGAAGCTTTCGGTGAAGACTATTCTGAACGAGATCGTAAACTCACTGGCCGTAAGGCCGAGAAGCGTATTCGTGAACTCCACGGTAAGTGGAAGGAATCGGAAACCCGCTTTGAGAACGATCCAATCGTACAGCAGGGCCGCGAGTTTGCGGCTGTGGTTGATGAGCACGGCGTTCGCGCTGATCTCGCTGACCTCGGCCAAGATGGCGATAAAGCCGTAGCAGGATCGATTCGATTCAACGCTGCGCTCAATCGCATCTTCACGGGCAAACCGAAAGCGGGCGATCAGCAAGCGGTATCAAGCGTGCTGACTGCCATGGATACGGTAAGGAAGTCATTGGGTCTGGAAGCTAGTGGTACATCAGAGTCGGTACTCAAAGAACTTGAAGACGCGCTTACACAAACGAAAGAGGATTATGACCTCACACGTTTGGAGAAGCTTGTCAGCAAGCTTAAAGAGAAGAAGCCTGCTCCTATGGCGATTCAACCTCGCCAAGAGCAGCAGGTAACTCAGCGGCCGGAACAAGAGGATCCTCGCCACGCAGTCGAACAGAGCTATGAAGCCGATCGACTTGGTGAGGAACTTACGAAGGACGGTGTCAAGGATCACGCCAAGTATGTCGCTGACAAACTATGGCCGCGCCTAGTCAACAGCCTTCGTGACAAGTACCCACAGCACAATCCAGTCGCGCTCTACAAGACCCTTTCTCCTTCGATACAACGCGATCTGCACGTACGCGCACACAAGGAAGTTCAGAAATCGCTTCAGGCAACCAAGCCTGTCGCAGCTAGTCCCGCAAACACGACACGCCCTGTGTCGGGAACGGGTACACGCGCTGCTTCAAGCAAGGGGCCTGAGACGGGTGCCAAAGCTGCCATCTCGTTTCTATCTGGCGGATAAAATCCGCAGGACTCTCCCATGCCCATTACTAATGACTCCCTCACGCAAGATGAACTCGATTATCTTGTCTATGCCACCCTCTCGGAAAAAGTCGCTAATCGCGATGAAGTGATCCCATTGGATCGCATCGATACTCCGACCTACAACTTCATGATGCGCAAAGCCAAGAAGAACGGCGACCCCGTTCGTGGCGGCTACCGTTTCAATGTTAAGGGGCTGCGTAATCAGCGCCTGACTTGGTGGGATGGCTTGGACATTCTGCCGTTCGAAGAACGCTACACCGGCGACGCTATGCGCTTCTATGTCGGCAAGCTGCATTTCGGCGACACCATGCCGTTCGACTTCATCGAACGCACGGGTATTCGTGTCGACTACAACCGGGGTATCCGTCCAGGTGGTCGTTCGTCCGAAGCCCTTGAGCGCGTTGTCAACGTGATCAAAGAGAACGCTGAAGACATCAAGTACAACATGCGCATCGAAACCGCTAAGGCTTTAATGAAGTCGAATGTGGATCAGCCCAAGGCTTTCATCGGCTTTGATGGTCTGCTTCCTTTGACCAATCCAACTGGTGGTACCATCGGTGGTTTGAGCCGCAGTAACGTGATCTTCCAGCATCGTGTGTCAACTGGTTGGACGGGTGATAATATCCTGTCGAACATCAGTAACTTCATCACCCTGTTGAATCGTCGCGCCAACGGCAAGAAGGTCGACTTCGTTTGTGTAGGCGACTACATGTACGAACTATTGATGAACGTGTTCACTGGTGCCAGTGTTGGTGGCGTAGCGGGTAATACCGTTGCAGGTAAGTGGGACTACCGTTCTATGCGCGATCACGCCGCTGCTGCGGGTGAGAAGTACAAGATCGGTCTTCCTCAGGATTGCTTCATGTACGAGGATATCCTCATCGTACGCGAACCAATCTTCGAAGAACTGCATCGTGAAGATCCAACCGCTGGTTGGTTGACCCGCGGCTATGCGTTCTGCTCGGACTACCTGTTCATGGTTCCTGTGCTGAGTGACGTCGTTGTTCCGCATCCAATGCCGTACAATCAGCGTACGCAGTTTACGTCGTACCATGGCGAGCTTACGCTAGCCTTGACTGTTCCAAATAGCGCCGGGGTCTTCACGACTTCCTTCGGTGGACTTGGAATGTTTCCAGGATAAGTGTTTGCTGTTATTGGTGTTATGCCAATATCAAAACCCATCCGGCCATCCGGGTGGGTTTCTTTTTGTCCCTTGACAATGTTACTAACCTAGTTATCATCTTACCATGACCGTCCAAGACTTACAAAAAATCTTAAATAAATGCTCACCCTTTTCGAAGTTATTACTCTGTGTAGGTGATGCCGTGTTGGAACTAGAAACCGTGTCCGTACGCGAAGATCACGAATCTGTCATGCTCGTTACCGAGTTTGAGGAAGAAGAAGACGATGACGCCTGACGAAAACCCTTACGATGTCGAAGCCGATCTTGACGTTTTTCGCGCACTATCGAAGCGCATAGCGGAAGACGCGGTTGTCATTGAAAGTAATATGGTGCCGTACATATACAAAGCCCGACCAAGAAACATGAAGCGGGACATCGATCAACTAGCAGATGTTCTTAAATACCAAACTCCATGACCCCCGAGCAAGCCCATCTCCTACTCGGTCCACCCCCGCCATCGCGGACTTCCGAGTACAGCGCCTATCGTTATCGCCTCATGCGTATCCTTCATCCCGAAAGATACTTGAACAACCTCAAGAAGAAACAAGACAAGCATGTCAACTGCTCCCGTAGCCCCCGTTAAAAAGTCCGAACCGATGGTCGTGTTCGGCGGAGATGAACAGGTTCATCTCCACGATATGAAGCAAGTGACGTTCGGCGTCATGTGCGAAATGGTCTTCACCACGGACGATCGCGGTAGCATCAGCGCCACACGCCCCTTGTATGAGTGGCCCTTGCTGAAAGCAGTCTACCAGCGTCGCGGTGGCTCTGGCGAAATCAAAGACACTTGGCTTTACCACCCTTTGACTGGCGCCCCTCAGCAGCCACGCGAAGTTCCCCTATCCCGTTATGTGCTGATGGCCGAGCAGGCTCGATGCGAGAAGAACTATGTGTACATGCTGGCCTCCGGTAAGCAGTCGATCTTTGAAAAGATCTACGGTGTCGGCGTGACCAATCGCTTTGTCAAAGTCGTTAACGACCAAGCACGCGCTTGGAACAGCCTCAAGGCGCAGATGTTGTCTGAAAAACGACACAAGCCAACGCTGGTCGAACTCGAACGCCTTGCTGCCATCGCTGACCCGATGACCCCTGGCGAAATTGACATTGAAGAGATTCCAATCTTTGGTTCGCACGAAGATCAGAATCTTGGACTCGTTGATCTCGGTGATGATCTGGTTGGCGAACTACAGGGTTTCTTGGTTGAAAAAGGCCACGATCCTTTGGTTGCGGCATCCGTGGCACAGTTATACGGGAACAAGAACCTCAATGCGGCTTCGCTGGGTCAGATCCCAGCACTGCACCAAAAGGTATCCGAGTTGCGGCAGATCACGAATGACTTCAATGCCTGGGAGAAATCTAAGGCGGTTAAGAAATAACATCGGCTTGACGTAAGTGGGCGATTGGTTACCATGCCGGGATGGACTTGTTTCTATCCCGGCAGGAAATTCGTCGTGAGATATTCCAATCGGCAGGATACACGACGGACGCCTTACTCGGTTCGCAAGAGTACAACCGCGTAAATCTGTTGATCGATGACGCTAGTTTAAAAGTTGCAGGCATGTCGCGTTGGATTAGTTTACAGCGCCGTGCATCTGTGCCGCTTAATATGGATCAGCAAACGATTTCGTACCGTCTGCTCGAAGAATGTTATTGGTCCAAGAAAAAATACCCGAATCAGTTTCATCCAGGCACGTACCTTTCGCCAGCCGATACATGGGTTGCGCCGGATCTCGCTACGTTTCCGATTAGTAACATCGGGCCGGGTGGAATCATTGAAGCGGTGTATTGGGACGATCAAAAATACGCGTACATGCCGCTTGTTAAGGCAGTACTGCCAACGCGCTTTGATCTAGATCGCTGGTCAGACTTAACTGCTGAAACACAATTGAACGACGTATTCAATGGCGTGTCTGCCGTCAGGTTGGCATCGGACCTAAATAGCGCAGATGGTCTTCGTCAAAATAATCGCGGACGCCCGTACACCTACGAACCTGCACAAGATGCATGTAGCATCTGGCCTATCGCGGATAAGCGATATGTCGTTCGTGTAACGTATAATGTTACACCTACGTGGATGTATAACCAGCAAAGCAACAACACGTTAATCGATCAATTGACGTCTGTCGTTGATGCTAAAGCAATTGTGTACTACGCCGTAGCGGAGATGTACGCGCAACAATCAGACGACTATCAAGCTAGTCGCTGGGAGAAAAAGGGCAATCAGCGTATCAGTGATCTCAAAGGTTGGCAGAATACAGGGGAAGCCATTATCGCGGATACAGAAGCGGCTTTCGATGATAATTATGATACGAGCGATCGCCGTGTTCCTAACTGGAATACCGCCCCGGTGATTCGATGAAACCTCCTGAACTCCAAACAGCGTATACTGAGCAATGGAAATCCGGTCTCGATACACGTCAAGGGGTTTTTCAAAATATCGGAGAGGATAAATTCTCCGCATTTCGGGAACTCACAAACTGCATCGTAACAGTCAATGGAAACCTAAAGACACGGCCACCGCTGTTGGATGTTGGCGGGACTCTGGCCACCAATTCACAGGGACTTCTTTACAGCAAAGGAAAATTCTTTACGTTCGGTGAACGCGGTACGGTGGTTACGCATATCGGCAACGTTGCGTCGACTGTTACCACATTACTCTTCGACACGCCCGATGACACACTCGGATATGCGGGAACCTTTGGCCAATGGATGCTGCTGAACTACGGCGTGTACCAAGGATATCAATACGCGATTATCCAACACGGACGCAATTCGGTCGCTAGCCCATTCATCAACCGCTTGCATATTTGGGACAACCGTCCCAATGAACCGACGTACGTATGTGATCCAGCGACACCTACCGATTGGTCGCTTGGCAATTACCCGCAATGGGCATACGGCCAGGGCACAGGTATTATCGGCGTTCAAAAAAGCTACACTCCGGCATCCGAGTATGCTGCTGAGAAGCTATGGATTAGCCGTGCAGATGGCAACGTTGCATTCTCAGGTATCGGACGCGCACGTATTTGGAATAGCCGTTCGGTAGCGGACATCGAACAAAACGGTACGATGTACTACACACGTGCTACAACTGGCGGAGTGTACGCAATAACGGTTCCTGAGTTGTTTACCGATCTCTCTGATTTAAACGGCAACTACTCAGGCTATATCACTGAGTACCTTACTCCCGGTGGAGGTTGGATAGAACCGTCGATTCCTGCTGCGGTGTACGCGTCTATTACCCCGGTGTGGAGCACCGTAGGCTACACTCGCATAACAGGAGGGGCTAACGTTTCTATTCCTGATGGTGGGCTCGTTCGTGTTCGCTTTCTGGCAAAACCTGCCGTGACAATCGTGTCAGGAGTGCTTCTCGATCCAGGTGGAGTGACGTTCACGGGAGACGCGGTTAGATATCAATTTAAAACGTCGTTTCCGACTTCAGCGACTTTAGATTTTCCGCTAGCATTCAGACCGTCAGGATTTGTACTTCGCGTTAACAGCTCGATTATGCGGAGAACTACGTCCACTGTTATGGGTCAATTTGATTTAATCGACAGTGGCGGACTCGCACAGATAAATTTTAACGTAACCACGCAGACGGTAACTGCGGCTAATCCAGTATCGCAAGTTCAAACGACAATGAACTATGCCGATGCCACCAATACGGATGTCCCAGCTATCCTCTATATCAACGGAGTAAAGCAAACTACTGGATTCGTATATACAAACATCGGAAACTTGGTGCGTGTAGATCTATCTCCTACACAAAATATCAATGGCCAAACTTTGGTCCTTGCACTCACACCTATCGCTGCATCTGTTATAAACTTAGATGGTACTAATATAATCATCTCATCTGGTAAAATATCGCAAGGTGGTACGCAAAGTAATACGTCTGCGCTGTTTAAAACAGACCTTACGGGACTTACCGCTAGCACTACATACTACTTAACAGTTGGCGGAAATATTGCGAATCTCCAAAACGTAGCGACTATGCTCCCTTCGTTACGCGCTAACACGCGTATTGTCGCCACGCTCAAATCGGACGCATCAGGTAACGTATTGAGTTATGCAGCATTTGTGTCACCCGATCTTGCGCAGACGCCGTGGTACGTAGCGCGGCATCAGTTGAACCTAACGTACTTCTCAGGTGAAAATGAAGCTGCGTTCATTAACTCAAGTACCCATGATGATAGCGGACTGCCAGTAACCACGATGGTTGCTGTCAAGAACCGTATGGTGATTTGCTACCCACGACGCACGCTGCTATATCAAACGTCAGCGGATCTTACCGGCTTGGCGTTCATTGACTTATATGCATTTGGTACGAACGATCCGACAAGCCTGTTGTACAACCGTCCGGTGATCAACACCCAACGCGGCGTACGCGGATTTGATTTGACGGGCTTAAACTTCCAGTCATTGGAAGACACCAACATCGGAGAGGCTATCCAGTTTTTTGGTATCCTGTCGTTTTCTTCGGTGGCATTCTGGCCGTGGACAGGGCAATACGTTGCATTCGGCACGCTGAATAACCCGCAGCTATACGCCACAAAGGCCAAGCTCGATGCGGATAGTCCATTAAATAACAGCGGTGCAATATTTGGTATTTTCATCCTGTCGATGTCGAAAGAATCCGGTACACTCGCATGGTCGTTCAACATCGTTCCAGGCCTAACATCTAGCGACATTAAGAACCTTATTCCCGTAAATGGCAAGTTGTATACCCGCAGTAGTACAAAGATGTACTACTTAGACGCTGAGGCGACCGTCTATACGGATGCTCCGCAGAACACGGTTATCGCATCTCGTGCAGTGACGCACTACAACCATCTCAGTGCACCGAATAAACTAAAACGCCTCATTAGTCTATCTGCCGTAGCCTTAGGAAAATTGTCGTTTCAGTCGGCTTTGAATCCGACCTTAGCTGGAACACAAGTTGAATGGGGTCCGACGCTTTTGAATACGACGTACGGGGCCAACCGTGTTCCTTTCACTGGCACGGCATCGGCAGTATCCATATTATTGACAGCCAATACCGCTGCCGGATTTGAATTGCAAAACCTTCAAGTCGAGTACGTTCAAGCTGGTCGATCTTAAAGTGAACGCTCGCTAACCCATCAACGGATACACACATGGCCGCTCTCACTTTATTCGCAAATTATCGCAACAAAAAGGTTGCGGGCTCGTTGATGACGATGTCCGCCACTGAGGATACGGTAACCGTTCAGGTTAATGCTCCCGCTAACGGAACTCCCGGCACCCCGATGCAGACGCGGTTCAATGCCAACATGGCGACGAATCGTGCAGCGGTACAGTTTGTCAGCACTGCCGCATGGTCTTACCATAGTGTTGCCGGACAGGTTGCGACTGATGGCTATCCGGTTGCTGCCAATCAGGCCCTTACCCTCACGTTTCAAGACGGCGATATCTTCTACGTGCTAGGTACTGCCGTTGTGTTGCATGCCTTAGTGGTTGGCAATTAAGATGCCCGATTACCTTCCACTTGGACTCACTGCACCCGCCTCGCTCGCAAGCGGTAATTTTTCACAGCGCCTATTCGCTGTGGGATCGTACACACAAACCCTTGGCGTAGCTTCGCTGGTTGTGTCCGTGCCGGGCATGCTTTCCACGGCCAACGTGTTTCTAACTATTAATCAGGTAGACGTTACGATGCTGATGGCTACTGCCGTACCGGCTGTGGGGCAGTTTACTTCTACTGCGGTGGCACCTACAGCAGGTTGTAAAGTTTCGTACATGGTATTTCAATGAGCACGTTGCCTGCTTTTTCAATTACCTATGTGTTCAATGGCGATGTCTCGGCATCGGCCAAAGTGAATGCTTCGGCCTTGGATGTGCAATTTGGTAACCTCGCTACTGCACAGAATCAAACGAAAGCAGTGCTCGATACGATTACTGATTCGTCTAATAACCTTGCAGCTCAAACAGTTGGATTGACTCAGCTCAAAGCTGAAGTTACTTCCGCGCTTAAACTCGCGGGCACAACCCCTGGTGCGATTTTTAAAAAGATTACGGCGATTGTCACTGTGGCATTGACCACGACCGGACTTGTTACCGATGATGTAGTTATCTTTACAGGAACTACGACGCAGACATACAACATGCCCGCTTGCGTAACGGGACGGGAATTGATCTTTGTGAATCGCAGTAGTGCCACTGTCACATTGAACAGCATCGGAAGCGACACTATGAATAGTAGCGTAACGGTGACACTGACAACGGGTCAGATGGCATTCTTTTACGGTAACGCGACCGACTTTGCAGGACGGGTATTCTAATGTCGAATGTGCCTAACGTTGCTATCACGTACACCTTCAACGGTGATACTACCGCGCAAAACCTTGTTAATGCATCACAGCTTGACACGCAGTACGGTAATCTCTCTACAGCGCAGAATCAAACCAAAGCAGCGTTGGACATCATCACTGATCCGACGAATCAACTTGTCTCACAATCGGTCGGTTTTACGCAACTCAAAGCTGAAGTGCGCAACGCGCTTCTCGGCAAGTTTGGCGCAACCCTTGGCACTGCAGCAAAGACCGCAGTGAGGCTTGTTGGTCTGGCCAATGTTGCAGCACTCAGCGGCGCTGCCACCTTAGACGGCACGGCGGTTGCCAATGGCGATTACGTCTTGCTCACAGCGCAAACTACGACCAGTCAAAATGGCCTGTGGGTTGTCAATACCGCTGGTGCGTGGACGCGCCGTAGCGACCTTCCTACAGGTGCCGTACAAGGCAGTGGCTGGTATGCCCTCGCGTACAGTGGATTGACGCAGACCGGCTTGGCATGGGCCGTGTACAGTCCCGGCACCAATATCGTCGATACGGATCCGATGTTGTTCTTAGCGTTGGCACAAAACTTCGCAGCGCCAATAACGATTTACACCCTTGATACAATTGCGCAGCTTAAAGGTGTAGCGGCGCCCCTTTTTGCCGCGACGTATTTTGTTCGTGGTTATTACGCTGTGGGTGATGGCGGTGGTGGTCTCTTCAGTTGGAACAGCTCTGATACCACAACGGACAACTTAGGGACCATTATTATCCCTAACGCTGGGGGAACGGGGCGATGGAATCGAATTTTTGATAAAGACGGAATATATCCTGTCTGTTACTTTGGCGCTAAAGGAGACGGTACGACCGACGACACAGCCGCCGTTTCAGCCTGCATTACTGCTGCTAAAGCAAATGGCTACCCCGTTGTTCGTTTCGGGGCGGGAACTTTTAAGATCACCGCTCCATTACCCGACATCAATGTCTCTGGCTACGGGTGCTCCATCGAAGGGGCAGGTAAAGAAATAACAATAATCAACATTGCTGGTCTTTCAGCCGGGGTTCCAGCTTTTTCGGCTACTGGTGGCTCTGGCGGCATCGCGCAAACTACAATTTCGGATCTGATCATCATCGGGTCTGGGACGCAGTACGGGATACGAAATAAAGGATTCTGCGGATGGAAGTTCTATCGTATCGGCTTCAGGTCGCTTGGCACAGGGATTGAATTTTCTAACGACGCCGGGGTAGGAACTTTCACGGAGGTCAGTGTTGCCTACCAGTGCGTATTTGACAGCACCGTAACTCGGTGCTTGTGGTATCACCGTGGAACTGGAAATGATTCATTTCATGGGTCTGGCCTAATTGATTGTGATATTAACCAACCATCAGGTGCCACCTCTGCGGCCATTGAAATTGGAGCAGCCGCAGAAGTTGGGCGTGTCGTATTGTATAATGCCCCCATGGACTTCAGGATCTGGATCCGTTCTACGCAAAATATCATTAACGTTGTTACAGGTAAGGCTTCTCTCGTCACCGCACACGGTACGATAAAAGTGGAAATCGTCACAGGAAGACCAACGTTTGCTGGCGGTGACATAAATGTTTATTATGCTGGTAAAATTCTTTTATGGAACAGTGCTGGTTCTAATCTAGGAAAACTCGTTTTATGTGAGTGGGCAGCGGTTCAGCCTGACTCCTCTGTGGCGTACAACCGTATTCCTCGTCGTCTTTCCACCACTAATTCTTCCACTTCGACTCTTACCGTTTCTTCAATAGAGGAAAACTGTAATCTGTTGTTTTTGAATCTGTCTGGGAACAACTACGACTACAAGTACGTTTTAGCTCTACATAAAGATAATTATGGTGGAGCCGGGTCCGTGGTTATTGTGTCTACGTTAAACGCATTTAACGTAAGCGGCTGGGGTGCCCCGACGTTTTCCGTCAGCGCCGCAGGAGTATTGTCCATCGTTAACGCAGCTTATGTCGCTAACACTATTACCGCCTTTGTTGCTATTCTTACGGGGGGGTTCGCCAATTCATACGGAACTTTTAACGAGTAACTACCATGCCAGAAGATAACATCCTACTAATCCTAGGCCGCCTTCAATAACTCCGATGTAACTTAAAAACACCATGGACATTTCACCAGAACAAATCTACATCGTCGTTGCAGGACTTGCCGGAGCCATCGCATGGCAAAATCGGCAAGCTGCGGCGAATCATAAACGCTGCGAAGATCGCTCACTTCTTTTAGAATCGCGGGTAGACGCGATGGGTAAAGAGTATAACGCAATGGCGTCTGTCGTTATTCGTGAGAATACGGCTAGCAACTACGCGGTTGTCGACTACCTTCGCAAGTTACGCGATGCCGTTAATGATGATGGTATCATGCCAGACAGCGAAAGCAGTTTACTTCCGGCCATTAAAGATGGATACTCCATGCATGTCGCAGGGTTAGCAGATGATGGAACTACGGTTATCATTCGCAGAAAGGTGAATCATGGGCCTGCTTGATAGTGCGTCGGGTTTTGTACATAATATTCCCGGTGCGATCGGCAGCGGAGCCACACAGACATACCATAAAGCCGGAAACGGCGGACAGCAGCTTCTTCAGAATCCGCACCAATACGCGCTCGATCATCGCGATGAAGAGCTGACGGCAGGGTCTATCTATTACGGAGGTGGGTTAACCGGCGGGGGGCTTGGTGGCGCCAGCGGTGGAGCTGCCGGTGGCACAGTAGGAACGGAAGGTGCTGTAGGCACTGGCGCCTACGGCGCGCAAAGTTCACTCGCATCAAGTGCGCAAACGGGTGGCAACGTAGCCGGTGGATATGAGTCATTGCATCAGGGCGAAATGGCCCCCGGTGAGAAGTACGATAACTGGCAAGGGCAAAACGCATACAAAGAACAGCAAGCTCTTCAAGAAGAAGACGCTCGTAATAAAGCGGCACAAGCACAGGAAACGAATCTTCTCAATCAAAATTCCGCTAACTTTGGTGAAGGCTTTAACGCGAACGCCACGCAGAACGCAGCGCGTATTAACGCTCAACGCACTGCGCTGTCGCAAAACGCACAGCAGCAAGGTTTGAACGAAGCCGATAACGTGTATCAAGCAGGTACCACGGGCAACCGTATCAGGCAAGCTAACAGCGGAACGTTCGGCAGTGGCGTAGATGCGCAGGCACGCAACGATCTATTGGGTGACTACTACAACCGTATCGCTGGCGCAAGTAACGCGGGCACCAATGCCGGTCGCGGTTTCGACACGAACCTGCAAGGTCAAAAATCCCGTATCGCAGGGGCCATCAAGAACGGTCAGGTAACCGACGCTACAGGAATGTCTTATGACGCCGCAACGCTTGGGAACACAAACGCGTACGGCACAGCAGTGGGCGCATCAGCGGGGGGTCTTGCTAGCGGCTATAGTGCAAACTTGTTAAATGGCGCGTATCGTAACTAATGAAAAATTTACTGAATATGAACACGGCAGCTCCGCTAACACAGGTCCAGCAACCCGGTGCATCTCAAGATAATGGGTCCACCGATCCTAACCAAACACAGGTCAATCCTGCTGTCCGTGGTGGCTTAACCAATCTCACCAGTCAAACCAAAGCGCCCGTATTCGGCGCGATGTTTAAGTAAGGCGCACCATGAGTTCCCTCTTCCCGGCTGGCGCAGCGGCAAACGTTGGTGGTAACCTACTCAACGCATATGGGCAAACACAGGGTGGCGCTGCTGCCAGTGGTGAACGCCGTCGTCAGCTCATGGAACAAGACGCGATACAGGAAGAAGCCAACCGTAATGCACAAAACGAACTCGCTACGTACAATCCCGTGTTGCAGCAGCGTGCTGCTCAAGATGCGTTAAACGCTCCGGGTCAAGCGGCCATTGCGCAAACTGCCGCAGCGCAGCCCAAAGGCGGCGACATTGGAAATGCTGGTGCTGCACAGATGGCGGGTGCTGACGTGTCAGCAGGTGCGTCTCAACGTGCTGCGTTGGTTGCGCAAGCAACAGCGCCACAGGAAGCGGAGCAGGGAATAAACAACAGGCTTTCGCGCTTCAGTGATACCAACAGTACACTTGAGAATAAAGCCGGTCGACTGGCTAAACTCTATGACATGAGGGTTAATACCTCAGCCAATGCGGGGGGCGAGTATCGCGCCGCTGGAAAGATGCTGTCGAGTGCAGGTAGTATGGGCATGGGCGCTAGTGGTATGATGGGCGGATAAACGCTCTTGTTTTTCATTCACGTTTTTCTATTCTCCTGCTAGGAATCTATCATGTTCGGTAACGCCAGACCTGCCAAAACCCCCGGTGCTGCTATTTCCTTCCTGTCTGGGAAGAAATACAAGCCCACTGACAAAGTCATGGCTGATGACGGTGACACTTCCGATGAAGGGTTTCCAGGCCAGGGGGTTTCTTCTTCCAAGGCTCCGGCACGTAATGCACGCCCAGGAGCACCTGTGCCAGGGTCGACTAACGATAATCCTAGTGGTAGCTCGGATGACGGCTCAGACGATGGCGATCTGAAGCAACAGGTCGACTCGTTGATCGATCAGTACGGTGCTCAAGCCGTACAGGATCAAGTCGACCAGTGCGTACAGGAAGAGCAAAACGGCACTGAGACTGACGACGATTCTAACACTGGCGCCGCTAATCCGATGCAGGGGTAACCCATGACCGTCCGCGTCATGTCGGCGGGACTGCCGACCACACGTTACGAAGATCAAAGTTCACCTGTGCTGGATGGCTTAGGCCATGCAGCACAGACGCTATTGGAATTGGGTCCGAAGCTCGGTCAGATCAAGCTGGAAAAAGATCGGCTTGCGCTTGATCAACAGCGCGAGAATCGTGCGCAGAATCAGCAGGGCTTTGAGCAAGGTCGGCAAACCGTTGCCGATCAGCGTACGCAAATCGAAGCGGCTCCTGGCGCATATCACAATACGCCAAGCCTGTACGACAACGCATTAGCGGATCAAACCGAAACGGCGAACGCTTCGAAAGGTATTGCACCCACGGGCTACACGCCGGGTCTGCCACATGCCAAAGTCAATGCTGTTCCACTCAGTGGTTTCGCATCTGCGTTGGACGTCAATCACCCCAATAACCCTTTCACTGCGCAAGATTTTAACAATAATCTACAGTCAGAGAACACACAGAACGACCAGTCGCATCAGCCGGTTCAATCGCGTGCAGGTACTACGTACGAAGATACGATGCGTATTAAGCAAGCTCCGATGTACCTCAATCGGGATAAACTAAATGCGAACATTGACTACCATAACCAAAATCTAGGTGTTCGTCAGCAAATGGCCGATGCGGCTACTGAACGCGCTGATGCTGCTGCGAATAGTACCGATCACGTAGACGGGTTGGCACACCAAAAACTTATACAGACGATGCGGAATGCTGAAATTCGCGAATCAGATGGAGCAACTAACGCTATTCCAAAGCCCCCTAGTTACGAAACACCGGAAGTCAAAGCCGCTTACGGTAAGCAGGTAGCTGCGGAACGTCAACGTGTGGCTAACAAGTGGTCCGCCATTCGCGAAGACCGTGAAGAAACCACAGCCGCACCACCTGTCGATGACGAGAATGCGGTTATGGATAAGTTGCTTAAACTGAATGCTGCACGTAAGGGCACGCCGTAATGCCTGATTACGATAAAATTGTAAATGAAATGAGCCCGGATGACGCCGCTTCGCTGTTTGCAGAAAACGGCATGTCGGATCAACCGATGGCGCAGCAGATCGTTCGTAAACTGAAAGGCGCGCAAACACGCCAGCGTATCGCAGCGGCAACCGCAGATGGTAAGCCGATGTTTGATACGCCAGACAGTGATACCTCGACTGTATTGGGTACGGCTAAGCAGGTCGGAAGAGCTATTGTTAGTGTACCTAAAGAACTCGGCAGTGCGATCGTTAATACGGGAGGGCAGACCGTGAAGGGTTTGTCAACTCCTGTTAATCGATATCGCGGGAGTCAATTGGAAGCACAGGACTCACTTCACAATCCGTCAGGTGAAACCGACCCTCTACTGAATGACATCTATGCGGGCGATGTAAAGAGCAACGCGGCAAATCGCGAGACACATCGCGACATCGCGGATGCTGTGGCGGATACCCAACTTCCCATTAACTCGGCAGTCGCTCGGGGGGTTGGAAGTATCGTACCATACATGACCCCGTTGGCACCTGTTGTCATCGCAGGCAGTGCAGGCAATCGCTTTCAGGAGGCAAAGGAGCATGGCGCTTCCGACTTTGGTGCCGCTGGTGCTGGTGTGGCGGATGCCGCGTTAAATACCCTCATCCCAGCAGGTTTGGGGCGTTTGGCAAAAGCCGGTGCAGGCCTTCGTACTGCGGGAACGGGGGTCGCTGGTGGCGAAGCAATGCATGTGGCAAACGCCGGGATCACTGCCACATATGACACTGACGCAGCCAAGGCTCAACTGCTAGATCCAGTTAATATCGCATTGGCGGGTGCCCCTGGTGCCATTCATGGTGCAGCCGCAGTAGGCGAACACGCAAATAACTTCATTGCCGATTCTCGCCGCCAAGGTGACATCGCCCTCGCCAATGAAGCTGCTGCGCATGCTGCTGACCTGCAAGCCCAAGACAAAGCCAAAGAGGTTCAGCAGGGTATTCAAAATGCGCAGCTCGTACCAACGCAACAAATGCGTACTGGTCCCGATGGGCAATTGGCACCATCAAAAGCAATAGTTCCAAGCGGTCCTGGTGCCAGTGTTGATCTCGCACCTAAGACTGAAAACCTTAGCGATCAAACTCGCATTACCTCTGGTGAAGCGAGCGGCAAATCCAAGCCACCGGCTAACGGTCAACCTGCCGACATGTCCGTTGAGCCGCATGAGATGCCACCGATCTCGGACATCAATGCTATTTACGGCACACGTTCTGGTAAATCCAAGCCACCGGCTAACGGACGCACCGTCGATATGTCGGTCGAAGGTAGTCCCACACCATTCGATTTGCCACCGGCTGCACATCAAATAGTCGTTGATGCAAAACTGTCACCTCAAGAAACCATCCAGCTCGCTAAAGGGATGGAAGGTTGGGATGCACACTCCGATCCCGAAGGCGCAGCTCGTAATGTCGCTGCGGCTATTAAAGCTATACGTGAACGCGCTGCTTCAAAAGCAGACAAACAACAAGCCACACAAAGGGCACCAGATGTCATTCCTCAAGAACTTCGCCAAGAACCGCAACAAGGGGTTCAGCCAGTCGGCGTCGAAGCACGAAGCAATCAAGCAGATGGCCGGAGAAACGCCGGGCAAGGCGCCGGAATTGAAGAAACCCAAGGGCGTAGAGGGAACGAAACCAGCGAGCAGTCCAGCCAAAAACAAGCGCTCGGGCCAGTTCGCGAAGGCAAATCCCAAAAAGGGCTAGCCCACCTGTCGGAACCTGCACGAGAATACGTCGCCAAGCAGACGCCGGAGATGCAGGCCGCATTGGCCGAATCCGTCGACCATTTCAAACAGCACCCAGATCCACAAGGCGATCTCGGTAATTTGCAAATGGTAGTGCAAGGCTTGGAACACCGTGCTGCTAAGAACGCAAAAGCCACGGCATTACCACCATTTGAAGATACGCCGGTTTTACCTGTGCGTCCAGGGCCTATTGACGTTTATCACGGCACCAGCCGTGCGGGGTTCAAGGAGTTTGACCCGTACGGAGGGGAGTACGGCTTGATGGGCGACGGCATCTATACGACCGAAAACAAAGCCGTTGCCCGTGAGTACATGACTAAGGGTAAAGGCGACTCTCATGGGGTGTACTCTGCCAAAGTACATATCAAAAACCCATTGGACATGGACGCGCATGCCGACCGGGCCAAATGGCAAAAGGCAGCGGACGACCACGGGCTAGAGGGGGTTGACTTTAACAATGCAAAAACGAACGAAGACGCTTACCGCGTTCTAGAAGATCATCTTTCAGATGGATTTACTTCCAAATCCGAAGGGCGTGAGACGGCGCAAAGTATGGTCGAGTCCATGGGGCACGATGGGATAACCCACATCGGTGGTAGTCGCATAAACCCTAACGGAACGAAACACCGCGTATGGATTCCATTTCACCCTGAGGCGATGACTGACGTTCGTCTAGTGGAGTCGCATACCAAAGATGTGGCACAAGGGCTTGGGCCAGTTCGCGAAGGCAAATCCCAAAAAGGGCTAGACGACGCACTCGGTAAAGCGCAGCCACGCTATAACTTTGGGGAGAAGTCTTTCACCCCTGAGTTCGAATCGTCGGCAGATAAAGCCGCGTATATCATCGCATCGCGTACTCCCGGTAGTTCAAAGTCAGTAGCACATGACAAGATCGTACGTGCTGCGGAAGCTGCGGGACATGACATCGAACAACTGCACGCACGCGGTTTAGAGATTCGCAATGAGATCAAATCTCAAGCACGAGATGCCGAAAGCGGTGCACCTATTCACATTGCGCCTAAACAGCAAAGCAACACGCGTGGCGGCTTCGTTGATCTAGGGGCCATTGTTGACCATGTCGGCAGTCTCGCCAAGTGGGCCGGTTCACATATCGCTAACGATAGCAAGCTCGTTAATCTTGAACGGCAGTCAGGTGGCATGGCGCGTGCAGTAACGCACTTTGCTGAAGGCGTACACGCTGACTTTGCTAAACTCGTTCCGAGCATGAAGGATGCGGTGAACCGTTATATGGACGGCGATCGCAGTACTGTTTTGCCACCGGAATGGAAAGCCAAGATCGACAAGTTCCGCATGAAGCAAGATCAGCTTTCCTCATGGGCCGCCGATCAATTAAATAAAGCCGCTGACCATCTCGACCTGCGGGCAGGCGCATCGTTGCTATCTGATAAGGCTGTTGAACTGAAGAAATTTGCGCAGACGATGCGCGATCATGCCGCTACGTTCACGTCGAACATCGGTAGCTATCTGAACCGTCAGTATCAGATCCATACCGAAGGTGCTAAGTGGATCAATCATGTACGCGATACGCCGATATACAAAGACGCTATTGCGGATGCGATGTCACGTGATCCAAACCTGTCGCCAGAGCAAGCACGCGCTAAGATCGAAGACCTTATGGCCGATCAGATTGCTGATGCGCTGACACCGATCAAGGGCAACGGCAGCGTCACGGGCGCACTCAATGAACGTAGCGATCTGCCGCCCGCTATTCGTAAACTGTTCGGTGAAGTCACCGACCCCGGAGAACGGGCTGCTATCTCGTTGATGAAGACGAGTCAACTTCTTGAAAATCTCAAGGTGCAGAACGGTATTGCTGACGCAGCACAACACTTTGGTTTGCTCAATGAGATGCCAGAGCACGGCGCTGAAAACTACGTACACCTAAGCAGTGTCGGTAGCTTGAAGAACAGCCCGATTGGTGGCATGTACGCACCGAAGGCTATCGCACGTCAGCTTGCGGGCATCAATGCGCAGACAAATGCAACGCTACGTTTGCTGGCCAAGATGTCGGCGGGAACGAACGTAGCGGCCACCGTTGGTAACATGGCCGCGTCCGTGCCACGTCAGGTGTTCGCTAATGGCCCTTTGGCTTTTTCAAGTGGATACCTGACACCGGGCAATATCGGTGCGGCATTGAAGATGGCTTCACGGGCGTTGACCGATGAAGTGTATAAAGAACACTTGATGTCGCTAAACGTCATCGATCAAGGCATGACGCGCTCTCAATTAGGCGCTCAAATCGCACACATGAAGGGCGTTCAAAACGGTTTAGTCCAGATGGACAATGGTTTGAAGCGCGGTTTACGTATGGCGCATCAGGCGTTCTCTATTCCAGACGATTTGCTTCGCGGGCTTTCCTTTGCCAGTGAATTACGTCGTGCTGAGAAACGCGGAATGGTTGGTGCAGAGGCAGAACACTGGGCATCTAATCGCATGGGTGATTCAACGCCCGATTGGGCTAAAGCCTGGAAACTTCCAAAGACGATCAGCACCTACGCCCCTTTTGTTGGACAATTCGCTACCATGGCCGCTGAGATGACACGTATTCAGCTCAAGCAGATTCAACACACCGCTGAAGCATGGCAATCGGGACAGCACGCCGAAGCCATTATGCGTACTGTCGGCTTGGCCACCACTATGGCAGCTTCGTATGGGATGGCGCAATATTTTATGAATAAATACGCGGGCGTTTCCCCCGAAGAAGACACCGCCGTGCGTAATTCGCAAGCCACCCCCGACAACATGAAGTCGCACCTACTTCAATACGGGGATAAAGACGCATCGGGTAAACGCACAATTAGAGATTTGTCATCGATGACTACTTATTATTCAATTGCCGAGCCTATTAAGTTTATCGTTGACGGTAAACCTTTGGCAGCTTTGGCACAAGCAATCTCACCATATCTCGGTGTCTCGATATTCGGACAACGGGTAGGCGAAGCGATTTCTGGCTCTAAATTGAACATGCAGGGCGACTCCGAGGCGCTAAGTAAACCCGATGCAGGTCCAATCGAGCAGGTTAAGGATCGGGCCTTGCACGTAGCTGCGGGCTTTGAGCCAGCAACGGAACGTAAGTTTCGTACCGGCCAGCCGTACTCGGTATTTCCGAACACTGAGTTTACACCCGATCGCGCTGCACGCCAAGACGTCAAGCAGGTTTCACAGACGTATGACGCGTACGTTAAAGACGTGTACAAAGAAGCCGCAAAACGCGGTGACGGCGCACTCACGGACCAAGAAGCTAAGCAGATTTCTGACTTGCAAAACAAGCGCGATTCAGATTTGACTACTACGGGCAAGCAGATCACGGATTACAGTGGATCGTCAAACTCAACGCTTGGTGCTGAACGCGCTAACAAGATTCGTGCAGTTGACATTGTCCACCCCGGCGATAACAGCCCAGAACTTATCAAAGCCCGCTATCGCCTTGGCTCCGTTGAAAAAGCTCTTTCTACTTTTGAAACGTTTAAACAACTTAGCGGTGACGACCCTGCTAAAGCGAAGTTCTTTGCTGAAAACCAAGATATTATTCGCGCATCGGCTAGCGCGTATGATCGGTACACCGACGCTAAACGGTTGTTGAATATCGCGGAAGTGCATCCTGAAAATCCAGAACTTATTCATAAAGCTATGTCGCTTCTGAAATAGGGTTAATCGGAACGTCGGCATCCTGCACACGAACTGCCGAGGCTGGGCAGAGAACAATGCGCGTTTTATTGTACGTTTCCACATGTGCATGATGGGGTAAAAAGCGGCGTACCTTCCCCTCTAAATACTGAAAAGGCTGTCGAGAATTACACGCCGTACACCAACGAAAACTAGGATGGTTTTCTGGATATGGCCCACCATATCCTTGTAATTTATTGCCCATAGTTGTCACTCTTTCGTAAGCTGATTATTGCAACAATCAATCCCCCTTTGAGGACCGACTTTCGCGAGAAGTGAAGGTCATCAATCTGTGAGTCGTCGTCCCACACGCCACACTTAGTTAGACTGTCGCACAGTGCTTTGTCGAGGTTGCCGAGGTCACGTTTCTTGTTATCGGGACAATGTACTTTAAACAACACGTCTAGTCGGGCACTGCCGAATGACGCAGGCATTATCCCGACAATCGGATTATTTCGTCGGTACATCGTCACGGCAATTTGTACTGCCGTAACATAATTACGTCCTTGCTCAGACATGATGACTCGCCCACCGACTGCCCGATACATGGCATTGGCACTCGGTGGGTAGGGAAGTTCGATTGTGCAGCTAATCATCTGTCTTTGGACCAATTAAGCTTTCCAATGAATAGATTCGCTTTTCAAGTTCATGCACAATTTTGGCGTTCGCATGCAACAACTTCAGAATCTGTTTGCGTTGTACTGACAAGAGGTTTTTTACGTCGTCTTCTGTGACGTACCCTTCGCCCGTTAGGTAATCATACATCTCGTCGTGTTCAATGCTCATGGTGTTTTCCATTCTTCGCCGTCATTGTCGGCGTTGTCAGAGGTTTCGTCAAGGAACTCTTCGGGGGTACCGCTCCACACACGCTTGTATTTCATAGTCCTAGCATAGTAATCCCTCAATACCTTGCATCTACCAATTGCATGCACGAGTCGATGAACTGAGGCCTCTTCGAGTGAGAAACCACCTATTTCTGCCAACCTCTTGTAATCTACACAGGGAATGACTATTGATGTTTCAACGACAGTCCCGTCACTGTATGCGGTACTGTGGCCGAAACAATTATCCCCTTCAAGGGTGTGGTCGGCTGGACGAGGGCGCGACCAAGATTTAGTTTTAGGGCCTTCAAGCCCTGGTGGCAACTCTGTGATGTGATCGAACCACGTATCAGTGTACATAGTCTAGTCTTTCTTTTGTAGAGGGACCGGAGTTGGTCCCATTGAATTAATCATGTCCCAGCACTGCCGCTCGTAGAAGTCGTAGTCGATGTCCCAATCTTCAATGGATACTCCGTTGAGGTCGAGAGCCATTCGGGCTGCGGAACCATTGGGGATAGCTGCCCATGTTGCATTCTTGTCGCCGCGCTTTGGATTAAGTCGTTTGAGGGGCGTTCCTGACCTTGATACATACCAGCGAGCTGACTTTCCGAGTTCGATTTCATTATGGTAAAGAGTGCCCCCATTTTTTGATCGTAAGTAGTACAACCAATCGGTTGGATTGGTCGTGTTTGCGAGCGTAATGTCAGGCGGAATGCCATCAACCAGATACGCCTCAACCGCTCGCTTAACCACCATCCCATCGCCTTTGCCAGTCTCTGCATTTATGATTCCTTTATGTTTGATTTTACCATCGAGGGTGATGGCAAGATAGTTAGATATGTCACGTCTGAAAATACTTGCATAGTCAACTCGCTCAAGTTCCATCTTAGTCAATGACTGCCAATGGGTGACCACGTCAGTAAGCTGCCGATTAAGAGTGCGATCCATGCGAACAGTAACGCCATCTGTATTTGCAGACAGTATCTCGCAACCAATGGAATGCAGATGCTCAACCAGCATAAGAATAAACAACTGACCATTGAGAGTAACACGCATAGCGTCAGGAACAGATCGGATGGGGGAGTATTTGTCATTGAGTTTTCCAAATGTGGCATTGATAACGATCTTGAGTGCGTTTGCCATGCGCTTGTCGCCGGTTCTTTTAGCGACCATACGCCGATCACGTAACAGTCGCATGTCTTCTACGAACGCAGGGCCAATGTGCTTAGGATACAAGTTCTCTTCGATGATAAGTGAAGGGTAATAGGATGCCACGTCTAAATCAATCAACGCATGTGTCTCAGTCGAATCAAAGATCGCAGGCTCGTCAACCGTGTGGATTCCACCGACACCCATGGTGAATGTTCGGCCAGCTAGCTTAACCAACCCATTGTTCACGGAAGGTGCATCTAACTTCCAGATACCTTTGTCGTCACAGACGGTCTTGCCCTCTTTGTACCCATTGAAGAATGATTGAAACTCTTCAGTGGTGTACGCCACTTTCTTGGAAATCAACTCTGGCAGCGTAAACTCAGTGCGAAGATTGTCTTCGTTCAGTTTGGCAAACTCACGGACTACCGCAGTGGATTGTCCAGTGCGCTTGCGGTGCAACGTCATGAAGGTTGTCTGTGCAACAGCTTGCTCACTGAGACAGTAGACGTTGTTATGCAAGTCGAATTGCTTCTTCAGTGTTTCTCTGAGGATGACAAGATCCCAATTCTTAATAAGCAATTCCTTGGTTACATTCACGTCGTTCTTGCAATACATCTTCATCTCTTCCACCTTGTCGGTAGGAAGAGGGAGATCGAAATCAACTGGCGTCTCTGCCACCAACTTGGTCCCTGCCTTACATGCCCATTCCTTGAGTGACCCCTTGTTATTCAGCAAGGCGAACACGTCGATCGATTGCCCCCATGGACGTTCTTGCCATGTCTTTGCAAATATTTTCTCGCGCATCTGTTCCGACTTGTCAAAAATGATTGACTTCGACGTTTGGTATACCCGCATGCAGAACTCATCGTCTGAAAAATCAGGGCAACAGTCCTCGGTAATCATGCCGAGGATGATATTATCGTAGCTGAATGAGTTGTACCCTGCAAGACACAGTTGGCTGTCTTGCAGAAACTTTTGTAGGTCACCACGAGTCGTGTGATCGAACTCTTTGAATCGGTCGCCGTTGCTGAAGCATGCGTAGAAGTGATTGCTAAAAACCTCAATATCTACGATGACCGTCTTCAATCCACCGGGGGAGATTGGAAGTTTCATTTCACACCTCCTTACAACAAGATTTAATAGCGATACATTCACCATCGACGATGATAACTTTTACCCAATAGTATTCATTGCAGCAGATCATTCTGCAACAATGAATACATTCGTGGGTCTTCTTGGCTTTACGTTGGCCGACGAAGACGGTCACGGATCACCAATCAGTCAGCGAGCGAATTTCTTCACTCTGGATGGTGCGGACAATGACCATGTTCGATGGTGGACGCTCGGCGATTCCGGCCAACTGCGTGGCGCCATCCTTGCCAATAGATTTGGCAACCTGGGTCGGGGTCTTCAATGCTGGTGGCAGCGGTGGCGTGTGCGTGACCGACTCAGCTAGACCGAGTTGCTTGAGGGCCAGTGCAGCATTGGCAGGGTCGAGCCAAGCCAACGGCTTCGCCTTACCCTCGATCAAATGATGGTCAGGAAGGGCACCAGTCTTGGCCAATTCATCGGCCTCGGCCTCAAGTGACTTCATCCATGCCTGAATCTGCGGCAGCATGTCGTAGGTGTCTGCGATCATCTGCGGATTCATGTTAGCAACTGGCGTCTTGACGATCGCCATTGATTCGCGTCGCTTACCACAGAATCCTTCAGCCTTGCAGTACTTGCAGTGATCGCCCGCTGCGAGGGTGTTAGCCTTCGTTGCGTCTCGCATCTGAAGTCCGTACGTGCTGACCTCGGCAAGAGTTGGAAGCCACCAATCAATGACGTTAGATCGAGTTGGTTGATAGATGCCTAACACGAAGTGCATGATTGGCCACTTGAATGTGTCTAGTGCTGCCAGTGCGTAGAACACAAGCTGCATGTTATCCTTGGCATCGACTGCCGATCGGCCAGTCTTGAGGTCGACAATGTAAAGGGTCTTCGTGGTTTCCTCGTAAGCGAGGTAGTCGATTGATCCGAATGCATCCTTGTGGATGGACGGTGCGTAGACAACAACCTCGGGAAACTCGTGCAGTTTTTTATCTCGCTTGAGGTCAGCGATTGATTCGATGTACCCATTGACCGTTGCGATCTCTTCTTCCGACAATAATTCGGTTGCAACTGGCGTCCCCTTTAAAACTTTTTCCGCGTAGTCATGCATTGCCGTACCCCGTTCAGCGGCTTCATTAGTTGCCCGCTCCTCTGGGGGAGCTAATGCTTGAAGGTATACTGAGCCGGGACAGGCGAGCCAGCGGTGGGCGGACGAGCCGCCGTAGATAGAATGTGCAGTCATAGAATAACTTCCTTGAGTTGGTTGATTCGATACATTACAGGGGGTGGCCCCTTTTTATTTGGATCAGTTTTAATGCCAATAAACTTACTTATCTTTCCCGAGTCCATGAGATCAGATATAATGTCATTGCGTTGCCGAGTTGGTATCTCCTGCGTGTTACTTAGAAGAACTGCGTTCATTATCCCGTCCTTCCCTGCTTGGCCAATCACCTTTAGTATTGCTTTGACATTAGTTTCGTTTCCATTTGTAGCAGTGTTTTCCGAAATCCCATCTAGCATGAACTCATTACACTTCAGCATAACTTGATAGGACCACTCAATGCTTTCAATGGTCATCACAGGGGCCGCTGGATTGAGACTCCATGCATGGATGAGTGCAAGTCGATTTGCTTTCTCCATTGTTCTAGCGTATAGAGTTGCCTTCGTCACGTCGTGTTCTTTGTGCATGGCATGCTGGGTAATTACCTCGCACTTATTGAACGTTGCAACATAGTGTGCAATGCATTCCTCGCTTGCAGATATAATTTCTCTGCCCGATGTATCGCTCATTCTCCTATCTAACAGTG